GACGTATTCATATTTGGAGGAAATAATACTACTGAAGGGGCTTACGCATCCATTTTAGTGTTCAACGGTCCGTCTCAAACAGTTACTGCTACTGGCATATCATTGTTTAATGTTCTCTATGGATCTTGTTCTGCTACCATAGGAACAACAATCTTTACATATGGAGGTACGCTAGGATTTACAAATCCTAGCGTAACTAATACGGTGTTCAAATTTGATAAAGTTACAGTTACGACTGTAAGTAATAGTTTGCAAGCAACACAAAAATCTGGAGCGACAACATATTCTAGTACTGGATTGTCATTCACATGAACCTCGGTCAATCTGAATTCCAGGACACCTACTTCGTTGCAGGTGCCCAGCTCACACCCTACCGCCAGCTTAGACAGCTCGAGCTCGAGCTCCGCTCCATCGAGGGTGGCATTAAGCAGTCGGAGTTCGCCACTCGCCGCCTCAAGCTCAAGCTTAAGTCTCTCGACCCCACCAACGAGGCCGACCAGATCGAGATCGATGAGGCCGACTGGGGGCTCTACCAGCAGCAGCAGCTTCTCGAGGACGCCACCAACCGGCGAGCCAACTTCTGGCGCATGCGCGACGACCTGCTTGCACGTATCCCTAAGGCCTACTGGGACGCCGGCTTTGAGCACCACGAGGGTGAGCACTGGAAGCTGTACTTCGCCAAGCAGGTCGCGACCGCCATGGCCCTTGGCCTGCCACCTCCCGTGAACGCCATCGAGTCGATCCTGCTGCTTCCTGATGACCTCAGGCGAGAGGCCATCGCCCTTGCCCAGCAGCAGGCAGTTCAGCTGCAGCTCGAGTACGGCCCACCGAGGCCGGTCCTGAATTCACCGTAACGGTATCCCGGTATTGGTATAAGTAGGCTTGTAGCACCACTGCTACAGCGACGTCCCCACGTCCCCTTAACCTAAGGAGCCTACATGCGCACCCATACCCACTTCATCCCGCCCGCCATCCGAGGCCGCAACTCCAACACCGTGGTCGAGTACGTCGACTCCGATCACGGAAACGGCCCCATCGAGGTCGGGTGCCTCGCCCGCCTCATCCGTGTATTCGGCACCCCGGATGCCTCCCCCAAGCAGCTGGAAACGTTTGAAGACGAGCTCCGGCGCTACGGAAAGGAGGCCCGGGACCTCTTTGAGAACCGCTTCCGGGAGCCGGAGGTGACCCTGGCCCCAATGGGCCAGCTCATCGAGGAGTTCCTGGACCACGGCGACCTCACCAACCTTCGGATCGCCAAGCTCAATCAAGGCAACCTGGCCGAGCTCAAGAAGTACGTGACCGGCAAGGTGGTCGAGATCACGAGAAACGGCAACGTGACCTTCACCCGGTCCACCGACCACGGCGTCATCCAGTTCGCTCCACCTCAGGGCTACAAGGTCAAGGAGGGCGAGGACATCGTGATCCGCCACGAGAAGGCCGGCACCGTGTCCGAGGTCATCCGGGTTCCGGACCAGCTGAAGGCGACCATTCGCTTCTCGACCTTCGCGTCCCTGTTCTCTCGGGGCTGACCTTACATCCAACGGGACGTCCTCCCTCCCCGGTGTAAAATACCTCTAGGCAGCCCTGACCAGGGGCGTGGGGACGTCTTCTCGGTTGCTCCAGATCAGAGATACTGGTCATGGCTGCCCTTACCTCGACCCGGCTGGGATAACCTCAGACCGGGTCGAGACGCATGCTCTCCAGGGAAATTTCCCCGCCCAAATACAGATCAGAGAGCCACATCACCACTCAGCGCGCGAGATTAATAGCATTAGCGCACAAATAGCGCGCGCCACGGAAAAGTGATCAGCTTAGAGCCCCCGGGCCCGGCACATCTTAAAGGGTAACTGAGGAGCCAAACGCCAGTTACCCTTTAAGATGTGCCGAGCTATCTCCTCCACATCTAACCTACACAAGATATCCTCCAGTATAGATGTCAGGTTGAGTATTCACTAAATACTTTTACCACACCAATGGAGACAACTGATGGACCTCACCGTCATCCGCGACTTTGCCCCAACCACCGCCTATGCCCTCAGGGAGTTCGACTCCTACAAGGCCGCCCTCAAGTCGTTTGAGGTAGCCGCTAAGCGGGTGTGCCACCTCCGGGGCGACTGCATCGAACCTGACCTGGATATCACCGACCAACGAACCGCCAACGCGCTTGTTCAGTTCCTCCTCTGGACGCGCCGCTTCTCCGATGAGCAATGGGCTCAAGGCGTCGAGGTCTCAAAGCCGGAGCTGATAGAGGTGGCTGGGCAGGCCGATCGCCCCCTTGACCAGGCTCGCCGCGCCTGCCTCGTTCGCATCAAGACCGGCTACCGCAAGGGAGGGGAGTCCGACACCTACTCGCTGTCGCGTCCCCACCTGAAAGGGATCGCGCTGGTCCTGGCCGCCAACGCCGCCTACCAGGCGGCCATGTCGATGCGCTCGATGGAGAAGCAGGCGGAGGACATCGACATCGAAGGGCGCCTGAACGCCGCGCTGCGCTGCGACCCGCTCTACACCAACCCTCTGCTGGAGGCCGCATGAAGCTGCTCACCGCCATTCGTCTAAGCCACCTCGTTCGAATCGCCCTCAACGAGGCTGAGACCGAGAAAACCGCGCGAGACAAGCTTGAGGACCTCCTCCTTCTTCTTGAGCAGCTCATCGCCCGGGAGAAGGAGCCAGCGTGAACCCCTACACCCTGCACCGCCATCCCGGCACACCAGCTGACTTCTACCGGGAGATCGACAACCACATCTGGTTTCTGACCGATGAGCTGAAGCGGCTGAAGAAGCTCAAGCAGGCGGGCCCTGGCCCAGACGACCTCAGCTTCAGCTACCGGCTCCCGACCATCCAGGAGCAGCTGGACCTCGTGGACCAGGTGCTCAAGGGTCACTGATGTTCCACGTCTACGCCCTCTCCGATCCGGGTGGCGGTCCCTACCGCTACATCGGTCGAACGGGCGTGGACGCCAACAAGCGCACCTGCGACTACGTCTCCCTGGCCCGCTTTCACAGCCGAAGGGGCCGCACCCTCTCCCCCTTCTTCCACTGGCTCCTCCAGCTCGACACCCTCAACCTCCGCCCCAAGATCACGAACCTCCTCTCCTTCTCCTCCGAGGACCGAGCCAAGGAGTTCCAGCTCCAGCTCCTCGAGACCTACCCGGGCCTCCTCAACGACCCCAGCCCCGCCCGCTGCGTCACCGGCAAGACCCTCGGCACCCTCGACACCGCCCTCGGCAAGGCCAACAAGCTAGCCGCCAACAAGAACATGGGCTCCAGGAGGGACCTCATGACCATCTCCTACGTCAGAAGGCGGGCCGCCCTCGGCTACCCCCACCCCGAGCTTCACGTCACCCACCCCCTGAACTGGGACCACTGCCGCCAGGTCAACAACTACCGGCCGACCTACACCTCTCCCGCCCGCCAGGCCTCCCTCGCCCTCGCCCAGCGCAAGCGAGCCTACACCTGGCGCCTCTTCCTCGGCCTCCCCTTTCCCGAGCACGGCACCCGCGATCACCGCAACACCCTCCAGTACTACCACGCCACCCGTCACCCCCGCTTCATGCCCCTGCGGGACTTCCTCAAGACCAAACCCCGACCCAGAAAGCTCTTCAAATGAAAACCGCCCTTCTCCTTGCCGCCCTGATCTCAACCTCGGCCTCCGCCTTTGACATCAAGGGGTTCAAGGTAGATGAGCCGCTCGACTGCGCCGCGGTAAAGGCACTTAGCCCCAAGTCACTAGCCATGATCCAGGCCTGCGAGCGGGGGGTGAACCCACGCATCTACGTGGATGGCCCATTTCTCAGCCAATCAGCTAACTTTATGTTCAAGCGGGGACCTGACAGCGTGCTGCTCGACATCTACGTGACCAACTTCGACTTCGACGAGGCGCTGGCCGCCCTTACCCTCAAGTGGGGCAAGCCGGTGCTGGAGCACAGCACCGTGACCAATCGAATGGGCGCCACCTTTGATCAGGTAGAGGCCACCTGGAAAAAAGACACGTACACGCTCGTGCTTAAGAAGCATGCCGGCAAGATCGATCACCCAAGCCTGTTCCTCGTCAGCAGCAGATCGATGGATCGCTTCAACCAGGAGCAGGCCGAGAAGCTGAAGAAGAACGCAGACAACATCTGACCCCCGGGAGCCCCCTAAATAGGGGATGGCCCGACCCACCGATGAAGAGCGGCTTCGGCTCCCGCTCAAGCGGGCCCGAAAGCTCCGCCTCGCCAACCCTCACCCAGTAGTCCTGCCCTCCGGGCAGGTGCTCGAGCGCGCCCTCGTGATCGCCCTGGGAGAGGTGAAGCCCTCCACCATCAAGCGCAGGCGCGCGCTGCTTCTACCTGTCGTCTAAATAGGCTCTACCCACGCATAGCTGGAGCCTAAATGGACCTCTTTGAACCACCGCCCGAGTGGAGTAACCCGAAAGTCTTCCGCAGGTCGAAGACGCAGCGAGATATCGCCTTGACGCCCCTCAAGGTGTATGACATGGCGCGCCACTACTACACGCTCGATGAGATCGCTGAGGCCTTCCAGGTGGAGCGGCTCACCCTGCAGCTGGATGAGGAGTGCCACACCGCCTTCCTCGAGGGCAAGAGGAACGCCATGCAGAAGCCGCGCATGCTCCTGCTCAAGCTCTTCAACGACTTCACCGACAAGGACCTCTCCGACAAGGACGTGCCCGTTGGGAACCTGCTCAAGGCGATGGAGCTCCACGCCAAGAAGCACGAGGGAATGGCCGACAAGGTGGTCGTGCATGAGAAGCCAAGCGTGTCGGACGTCAAGTTTGACCCCCTCACTAAATGAGGTTCAAGCTTACCCCGCACCAGCAGGCATTCTGCGGTGACGTGTCCTCCAACTTCCTGTCGATCATTGGTGGCTTCGGATCGGGTAAGACGCACGCCTTCTGCGTGAAGTCAATCATCCTCGCGGGTCTCAACGCCGGCTATGAGGGCGCCCTGGCGGAGCCGACCAACTACCTCGTTCGCACCCGCCTCGTGCCTGCTATGCTGGCCCTGCTGGAGGAGCACCGCATCCCCTATGACTACGAGAAGTCCGATCAGATCTTCCGCCTTCACTTCCGCGAGGGGACCACCACCATCTACTGCCTGTCGGGTGAGAACTGGGAGCGTCTCGTTGGCTACAACCTGGCCTTCTTCGGCAGCGATGAGACCGACACCTCCAACCAGGACATCGCCGAGGCCATGTGGCTCAAGGCCATCTCTCGCGTACGGTGGGGCCCGGTCCGTCAGATCTTCAGCACCTCCACTCCTGAGGGCTACAAGTTCCTGCACTCCTTCTTCGTGGAGAAGCCGCGCCAGCTGGGGACCCTCGAGGTCCTGACGGGCGAGGCCCCTGGGGTAGAGGGGTCCTACGTGCGGGAGCACAAGGGCACGCTGCTGATGGGTGACTCGCACTTCACCACGCGCGCCATCCACGCCACGTCCTACGAGAACCCCCTGCTCGACCTGTCCTACATCAACTCGATGAAGGCCAACTACACTCTCCAGCAGTGGAAGGTGTGGGCGCTTGGGCAGTTCGGCACCCTCTTCAGCCAGCTCGTCTACCCCTACTTCAATCGCGAGAAGAACCACACCAACCGAGAGGTCACCACCTTCAGCCGGTTTGAGCCCCTCCACGTGGGCATGGACTTCAACGTGGGCAAGATGGCGGCCGTGTGCGCCTTCATCGACGGCAGGGACTGCCTGGTGATCGATGAGATCACGGGGCTGGCGGACACGAGAGCCATGATCGCGGAGATCCGGAAGCGGTATCCCCAGCGGCCCATCCTTGTCTACCCCGATGCCAGCGGAAAGAACCGCTCCGTCACGGGAGTGGACACCTCGCACTCGATGCTCAGGGAAGCGGGCTTCAAGGTGGTCGTGGATCCATCTAACCCGCTCGTGGGGGACCGCGTCAACTCCGTGAACGCCCGCTTCCTCTCAGCGGCTGACCAGAGGCACCTCTTCCTAAATACCGCGAGGTGCCCCGTGCTTACCCGCTGCCTCGAGCAGCAGCTCTGGGTCAATGGGGAGCCGGACAAGAAGTCCGACCTTGACCACCCGCCCGATGCGCTGGGCTACCTCGTGCACAAGAACTGGCCGCTCACCGGCCGCCCGACCCTAAGGAGCAGCTGATGGCGTACATGGACCTCTTTGACGAGAAGGCAAAGGCCTTGGCCTGCCGCTGCCTCGACTACTACGATGGGCGCTCGAAGGAGCACCTCATCAAGTTCCTCCAGACGTACCGCAAGTACGCGCTGGGCAAGGGGCTGATTCCTCGCACCCGCAACCTGACGAAGAAGATCGCCGACAAGTCAGGCCTCCTCTTCAACGGCAAGCCGCCCATGGTCGAGGTCTACCCGGTAGATGACGCTCCTTCTCCTGATGACGCGCTGAGCGCCCAGCTGCACGAGCTGTTTGAGTCCGCTCGGTGGGTGGAGTTCTTCAGCAACTTCGACCCGACCGTCCGGCTGCTGAAGACCGCGTGGGTGCTGGTGCAGTACGCGCCTGAGAAGGACCGGTGGGTCATGGACACGATGACGCAGGCCAACGCGGCCGTGAGCGTCGACCTGTTTGGCGACCTCGAGGTCCTGCTCTACGAGACGGGCAAGGTCGATGACTACCGCACCTTCAAGGTATGGACGCCGCTGGAGGTGTTTGACCTCTACGTGGACAAGGCGGGCAACGAGGAGAAGCGGGACGCCCTGCCCAACCCCTACGGCGTCATTCCCGCGGCCGTCTTCTACGACACCAACGTGCCGAGGTCAGGGGCCTGGAACCCGATTCCCGAGGACCTGATCGAGGTCAACGACATGTACAACCTCCACATCACGGACTCGGAGTACACCGCCTCGTGGAACAAGCAGCCGACCCTCTTCACCAACGCGCAGATCCAAGGCGGCACGGGCACGCAGTACGTCGAGAAGCAGGTCTATGGTGAGCCGCTGCCAAGGTGGGTTCCTTCCTCCGCCCCTGGGTTTGTGGGCGGGCCAGGCACCGTGGTCGGCATCGAGACCAACGGGGAGCAGGTCTACCTCGAGTACAAGAAGCCCGATGTTGACCTGATGCCCCTCGATGACATCATGTCGAAGTGGGTGGCCGACTACGCGGACGACTGGTCCGTCAACATCAAGCTCGACGGGCAGGGGTCCGCGGCCGACTCCGGCTTCAAGCTGGTGGTCGAGGAGCTGCCGAACCTGGAGCTCCGCAAGGCGCGCCAGCGGATGTTCGAGGCCGGCTTTGAGCGGCTCTTTGAGGTCATCAAGAACGTGGGCGCCTACCACGGCGTCACCTTCCCACCTGAGGCGGTCGTGGACGTGACGTTCTCCACCCCTGACCTACCGGTCGATGAGAAGGCGTCCGAGGAGGTGTGGTCGATCCGCATCTCCGAGGGAAGAGCGTCCCGCGTCGACTACTTCATGGCCACCAAGGGGCTGTCGCTTGAGGAGGCCGAGGCAAAGGTCGCGGAGATCGACGCCTACGGTGATAAGCCCGCCCCTGTTGCCCCACCAATCACGCCAGTGGTGTAAATAGAGCACCTTGAGAGGTGGAACCTCTCGCCTAATACGCATCTCATACTTCCGCAAGGAGCACTCCATTTCTATGGAACCAAAGGACCAACCTGGTGTAGGTGACCAGGGCGAAAGCCAAACGACCGAGGCAGGTGACCTAAAGGCGAAGCTCGCCGACATGATATCGGAGCGAGACAAGCTGCAGATCAAGCTGCGCGAACTGGGTAAGGACAGCGAGGCACTTAAGTCTCTGAGGAAGCAGGTGGAGGACCTTATGGTCGAGAAGTCCACGGTTGCCAACGAGTATGAGAGCTTCAAGCAGAACGTACGCGACAAGGAACTTCAGACAGCCGTGACCACCGCCTTGGTTGACGCTGGAGCGAAGAACCCCGACACCGTGAGGCGCCTGCTCGACCTGGCCAAGCTTAAGTTCGACGATGGAAAGCTCAACCAGGAGAGCCTAGAGGAGCTTGTCAAGGGAATCAAGGAGAGCGACCCGTACCTGTTCAAGGAACCGGGAAGCAGCGACCCGCCAAAGGGCCCCGTGCCCGAGATCAGGCGCCCCGCCCCTAACCAGGGAAAGAGCGCGTTTGAGCTGGAGCTGGAAGCGGCCAAGGCCTCCAAGGACCCCTTCAAGGCGATCGAGGACCTCCTTCGGAAGCATGGAAAAGCCTAACCAAGGAGCATCAAGATGCCATTCACGACCAATCTAACCGGCACCGCGCAGCTGGACGACAGCATCGTCCAGGCGTATGACGCCGCGTTCATCGTAGCCTACGGGCAGAACGACGTAACCACGAGCCTCGCTCAGTACCGCGCCGACCCCGGCGCCAAGTCGATCGAGTTCCCTCGCTACAGCCTGCTCTCGCTGGCCACCACTCCCCTCGATGAGGTGGAGGACGTGATCTCCGAGGCCGTTGCCGACACGAAGGTGATCTTCACCCCGGTCGAGTACGGTAAGGCAGTTACCACCACGGCCCTGGCCAACCTTCAGACCGGAGGTCGCGCGGATGTTGCCGCAGCCCGCCTGGTCGGGGTCAACCTCGGGCAGACCCTCAACAAGCTGGCCACCATCGCCATGGAGGCCACCACCAACACGCTCATCATCGGTGGCGTGACGGAGGACCTGCTCACTGATGCCAACATCATGAGCTCGGCGGCCATCAACGGCGTCTACAACAAGCTGGCTCGCGCCAACGTACCGTTCCACTCGGGCTCGTCCTACGTGGCGGTGGCTCACGACGACGTGCTGCACGACATCCGTGCAGGGGCGGCGGCAGGTGAGTGGCTGGACGTCAACAAGTACGCCGACCCGAGCACGGTGCTGGCCAATGAGGTCGGCATGTACCGCGGCTTCCGTTGGATCCGGAACAACCACGCCTCGCAGGTGGACCAGTCCGGTGCCGGCACGGTGGACGTCTACAACACGTGCTTCATGGGCTTCAACGCCCTGGGTGCCGCGATCAGCAAGACCCCGACCCTCACGATCACCGGTCCGTTCGACAAGCTGGGTCGCTTCGTGAACCTCGGTTGGCACGGTGTGCTCGAGTTCAAGATCGTTGAGCCGACCGCCATCTGGAAGCTGCGCTCAGCCTCCAGCGTGGGTGCCAACACCTAACAGCTTCCTTGCAGGAGCCAGGGGACCTTCGGGTCCCCTTTTTCTGCCTCGGGAAAAGAAAAGGGCCCTCACGAGGAGGGCCCAATTTGTCTTGGAGAAGACTGCCTGCAACTCAGGCTGGGTATTTACTGGGCGGGCTCAGTTGATGGTCCAGGACAGCGGGCAGAAGCCTTGGCCGATGAAGACGTTCGCGTTGCCGGCGCTGAAGCGGTAGACGCAGACGGTGCCGTACTTGCCGGTGACGGACTGGCCTTGATACTGCGTGACGAGGTAGCCCATCTCAGCGAAGGCCGAGGTGGAGACGATGAGGGCGAGGGCGGCGATCAGGTGCTTCATGTGGGTGCTTTCGGTTGATTACTTCACCAGCGCCTGCAGCAGCTGCAGGTGCGTGCTCGTCAGCGGCTCGCCTTCGTCGATATTCACGAAGATGGCCGGACCACACACTCGGAAGCCAGCCAGCTTGGAGGCGATGGGGTTGTGGGACATGCCATTCAGCAGGAAGCTGTCGTTGATGTAGGCGTAGATGCCGTAGCGAGCGAGGTGCGACTTGAAGATGGGGAGCTCTCCGATGCTGCCCTTGACCATCTTCTGGAGGTTGTGCAGCGTGTAGTGCTCGGCGGTGGAGGTGCTGCCATCAGGGTCGATGCAGAAGATGGAAATCGCACCAGGGTTGCTCTTGTCGCATTCAATGGGCAGACCGAGCAGGTCTGCCGTGTAGAGCTTCGGACCGCTGGCCTTCAGGGCGTCGATCTCGGACTTGCGGTTTTTGGCTTGACCCATTTGAATACTCCGGTTGGTTGCGATAGAGCCATTATACATCAAGCGGGCCGGTTGAACACCAGAGAAGTGTAACCGGCCCTAGGTTTGTATCAGGCGCCGCGGCTGTAGGGCTTGACCACGGAGACCTTGCCGTTCTTGCTGGTGCGGGTATGACCACCAACTTGATTTGGCGTGTAGCCGGCCTGTGTCAGGAAGTACTGGAAGACGCTGTTGGTTGCGAGCTCGGTAACCGAGGCGAGCAGCTCGATGTTGGTCATCGTGAGGCTTGCCTTCTTCATCATGTCCATGGCACCCGGGGCAACCGCACCGGAGATGTAGCCGTAGGTGCCGTCCTTGCAGCGGAAGGAGAGGAGCATCATCGAGGTCGTGGTACCAACTACACCGCGCTGCTTGAAGGTGGGGTTGTTGGCAACGAGCTGAGCAGCTAGCTGCTCAACTTCCTTGCGGGCTGCCTTGTCATCGCAGCGATCACCATCGAGGAGGTAGCCGAGACGCTGGGCAACAACCAGCTGCTCCGCCACGGTGAGGACGGGTGCCAGGGCGGCCTGCTCTTCGGTGAGCAGGATATCCACGAAATCTGTCTCGCCGGTGATGTTGATGTGGCAGGCACCGACTGAGTGGCTGGCATCAGCGAAGCGCTGCTTCAGGCTGGGGTCCATGCCGAAGGTGTGGCCGGTCTGTTGGTTGATACCAGGGTAGCGCTTCAGGGTCTTGGCAGCTTCACGTTCCAGGGCTCGGCGTTGTTGGCGGCTGATAATCATCTTGAGGTCCTTTGGTTGTTGATGTAGCCATTATACATCACCCACCCAGGAAGTAAACAGCTCAAGTGTAACCGTTACACTCGCCATACTGGGTTTTCCCCTAAATAGAAGACAAGATGAAGGAACGTTCAACCTTCTCCCCTGGTGCAACGCCAGCAGCAGGTTGAGCGCACCGGAAGCGAGGAGGGCCGAGCAGACCTTCCGAGGTTCCAATGACCGCATCAAGGAGCTCCAATGGCAGTTGACGCCGACCCATCCAGCCCAGTAATGAACTGCTACGTGGACCTCGCGTACGCGGACTCCTACTTCGCCCTCAAGTTCGGGGCGGCCAACTGGGCTGAGTTTGACCAGCCCGTGAAGGAGTCGCTGATCGTCTCGGCCACCCGCCAGCTCGATGTCTTCGAGTACGGCGGCATGAAGGTCTCCAAGACGCAGCCCCTCAAGTGGCCCCGTTCCAACATCATGGACTCGGAGGGCTACACCCTCCCGACCATCCCGCTGCCGCACCAGCTGAAGGACGCCACCTGTGAGCTCGCGTTCTGGTATTGGACCGAGGATGACCGCTTCTTCACGGACGTGGACCTCAAGCAGGTGCAGTCGTACGAGGTAGGCCCGCTGAAGGTCGACCAGAAGAACCCGTCCATGGCCTTCCCTGAGTACGTGCTCGACCTCATCGAGTCCATCGGCCCAGGCGTTGTGATCGACACGGGCGACGTGGCAGGCCAGGGCAAGGCCAAGTCCATGAACATGTGGCTATGATCGACGTACAGGTCTACCGCGACGAGGGACCCGTGACGGGAGGTAGAGGGACGCCTCTTCTCGTTGATAACTTCAACATGAAGAAGTCCGCGTCCTACACCACCTACTACTACCCCACGAAGGAGACGAGCGGTGCCCCGATGGTGCGCCCTCTCCAGCTGGGCGAGCAGGACATCTCGTTTCCCGTCTACACCTTCTTTCGGCTGATGGGTGGAGGCGAGCAGGTGAAGAACCTTCGCATGAACTTCTCCATCACGCCTCCCAAGCCACCCGATCCTGAAGATCCGAATATTGTGCAGATGTCGGACAAAATGCAGCTCTTCTACAAGCTGACCAACGTCTACGCTGAACCTGCCGCTGCCTACGATGGCTCGATGATCCTTCTCTCGATGGACAACGGCCTGCAGCAGGTGCAGTTCTACCCCTTTCTCTCTCCGGTTGGCCCTCACCAGGCCACCACCAGGCAGACCGCCTACACGCTGACCACTCCGATGTTCACGAACTACTTCGTTACCCAGGTGCGGGTTCCGAAGGGCTGCCTCGTTGGCAACTCGGCTGAGTTCACCCTTCAGTGCACCGTTGACGAGTACGAGGTCTAAATGGAAGCCGGCAAGCTCAACATCATCATCAACAAGAAGGCCACCTTCAGGCAGCGCGTCTACCTCCTACAGACGTATGACCCGCTCCTGCCCGTGGATGACCCGCTGCAGGTGCCGGTCGATCTTACCAACGCGGTCGCGACCGCCAAGGTCAAGAAGAAGATCACGGACACCGCGATCGTCATCGCGCTGGACGCCACCATTCCCGAGCCCACGAAGGGCTACGTGGACCTCTACCTCTCACCCGCGCAGACCTCCTCGTTGAACTTCGAGACGGGCGTGTGGGACCTCTTCATCGCGTTTGGGCTTGGCGACGTGGTGAAGTATCTCGAGGGCTCCGTGGTGCTTGACAAGGCGGTGACATGAGTGATGTAACCGCCGTTGCGCTTCCTCTACAGATAAAGGTAGTCACGCTCACTACTGATATTACTGTAGTTGCGCTGCCTCTGCAAACTAAGGTCATTACTCTTGAGGAAGAGGTAGCGGTAGCTGTAGTTGGGGTGCAAGGAGCACCGGGAGCGGGTGGACCACCAGGTCCACAGGGCGATCCAGGACCCGCTGGTCCGACTGGAGCACCAGGCGCAGATGGAGCACCAGGCGCAGATGGAGCAATTGGGCCACCAGGTCCACAAGGTGACCCAGGACCCGCTGGTCCGACTGGCGCAGATGGTGCCATTGGCCCGCCTGGTGCCGATGGGGCGACTGGCCCACAGGGTGACCCAGGGCCAATCGGACCTCAAGGTATCCAAGGCGTACCCGGTGCAGATGGGGCAACTGGTGCAACGGGGCCACAAGGAGATCCAGGTCCGATTGGCCCACAGGGCATTCAAGGCGTACCCGGTGCGGATGGAGTGGATGGGGCGATTGGCCCAGCCGGTCCTCAAGGCGATCCAGGACCACAAGGTGATCAGGGGGTCCAAGGCGACACTGGAGCCACAGGGCCGGCCGGCCCTGGCGTGGCTGCAGGGGGAATCGCCAATCAGGTTCTTACCAAGGTCGACGCCACGGACTTCAACACGCAGTGGGTTGACCCAAGTATTCCACCGGAGACGCTCGAGGACCTCACGGACGTCGATCTAGGCACGCCTTCCGACGGGCAGGTGCTCACCTTCTCCTCAGGTGAATGGACGAACGCCCAGCCTACGGGTACCTGGGGCCTCATCACGGGTGCCCTTGAGAACCAAGGTGACCTCAAGGAGGTCCTCACCAGCCTCGCCCACATCGCCAGCACCACGGGTGTCACGCGGACCTCCGACAGCGCCGGGCTCACCGCGCTGTCGGACACCGTCCTGCGCATCAACGCGCTGCAGCAGGGCATCTTCTACAACCAGCTCAACGCGGGCGTCAACAACGCGGTGCGGACCTTCGCGCAGCAGGACTGGCCGCTCTCCAACCTCGGGCTCTCCACCGACGGTTTCTTCATCCGCTACATCGGCTACCTCGAGAACGGCGATGTCGTTGTCTCCAACGACAACCTCAACTCGAACTCGAACGCCCTTCAGCTCGGCTACATCCTCGTCAAGCGCGTGGGTGGGGTCACGACCTTCATCGATGGGGCCGCAGGTCCGCGCAACGCCCACTCGCAGCCTGACTTCGCGGGCAACACCGCCCTCCTTGAGGCCTTCGCCACCGCGGCCTCCGATGTGTTCGTGGAGCCCAAGGGCTCGCTCACCGTCCGCTCCTCCTCGGGGCTGGTGAAGGGCGAGTCCATCAACTGGGGCTCCGGGGACGTCAACGTGCGGGCGGTCGGTGCCCAGGACCCAACGACCTTCACGACCTACAACCCGGGCACGATGCTCTCGACCACGGCCCCAACTCCAGGCTCCACCGTCCAGGTGACGCAGTTCTGGAACGGGACCGCGATGCAGACCCTGGGCAACAACAACCGGGCCTCCGTCCAGCGGTTCCTGGTCTCCATCCGCGGGCAGTTCGCCCTCCAGGTCGGTGAGGTCGAGTACTCGTCCTACCAGGACGCGATCGACAACATCAACTTCGCGCCCTTCACGGAGCTCTTCCCGCAGCAGACCTTCATCGAGCTCTGCCGCTTCGCCTCAACGCGGGGCACCGTCAACCTCCAGACGGGCGCGACCTTCATCTACGGGCAGGGTGGCTCAGGCACGGGCGGTGGAGCCGCGGGCACGGTCACCTCGGTCGACGCCTCAGGTGCGACCACGGGGCTCACCTTCACAGGTGGCCCGGTCACAAGCACGGGCGTCCTCACGCTAGGTGGCACGCTTGCCATCGGCTCAGGAGGCACGGGAGCTACTACAGCCAACGACGCGCTCAACGCGCTGCTTCCAGCGCAGCCCACCCACGAAGGCGAGGCCCTCCTCACGGACGGCACCAACTCCTACTGGGGCCTGCCGGTCAGCTCGAGCGCGCAGCTCCTCAGCTACCGCTTCGTCACGGCCACCACGCCTCCTCCGGCCGGTGGTGACATCCGCTACAACAACGCGACCCAGACCGCGGCAACCCACATCTTCGTCAACAAGATCACCGCGGGCACGGCCACCGACCTCACCAACTACTACCGGAAGATCGTGCCCAACACCGTCTTCTTGGTCCAGTCGCGCGTCAACAACGGGCAGTACCATCGCTGGAACATCACCGCGGTAGTTGAGCAGAGCACGTACTTCGACTGGACGGTGGAGCTGCTTGACGCGAGCGGGGCGCCGTTTGGCAACAACACGAACCTCGTGGTCGGCTACGTCTTCGCGGGTTCCGAGACGCTTGATCTAACTGACCTCGGGGACGTCACGATCACGACGCCTATCTCGAGCCAGGTACTGAGCTACAACGGGTCGCAATGGGTTAATGCGGCATCCGCTGCTGGCAGCACTAATCAGCTCCAATACAACAATGCAGGTGTGTTAACTGGAACAACAGGTATCACATATAGCACCGCAAATGGCGGTCACTTAAAGGTTGGAACAGGCAATGCCTTGCTGGGTTCAACTACTAACTCGACGGTGTTTGGCGCAGGCAACGGGATCAATTCTGGTGGTTCACTTAATACATACGTGGGTTTTGAGGTTGCTCACCTGCTATCAGGTGGTGGTGGTGGTAATACCTTTATTGGAGCAAGAGCAGGTAGGTCTGCTGCAGTTAATAGCAGTCAAAATGTACTTGTTGGTGCTGATGCGGGCATCTCTAGCAGTGGAAGCGGCAGCGTTGTTATAGGTTCAGGTGCTCTTTTTGGATCACAGACAGGGACGGGGGGCAATGTAATCATCGGCATGAGCGCAGGTGGTTCCAAGGCACGAAGCGGTTCTTTGAATATTCTTATTGGCCGTGGTGCTGGATTTGATTTGCCGAGCAGTGCGTCATCAGTAGTGCTTATCGGCGGAAATGACGGAGCTACTCTAGCTAGTGGTGAAATTGCACTTTCTAGATCCGGTCTTACCAGTGGTGACTCACCACTACGCCTTGTAATCAATAATGCAGGTGCCTTCGGCATCGGTGGGTCCAACTACGGTACTTCAGGACAGGTGCTTACTTCCGCGGGTACGGAGGCTCCTCCCACGTGGTCATCTGTTGTTGGCGAACAGGGACCGCCAGGACCACAAGGAGACCCGGGACCAGTCGGTCCGCAGGGCATTCAAGGTGACACAGGACTGCAGGGCGATCAAGGTATTCAAGGTGAGCCCGGTGCAGATGGGGCAACTGGTGCAACTGGTGCAACGGGGCCACAAGGAGATCCAGGTCCGGCCGGTCCACAGGGTGAGGTAGGACCTGAGGGTCCTCAAGGTGATCAGGGTCCACAGGGCATTCAGGGAGTTCAAGGTGAGGTAGGGCCTGAGGGTCCACAGGGCATTCAGGGCGATACAGGAGCCACTGGCACAGGCGTGGCTCCAGGCGGCTCCGCCAACCAGGTGCTGGCCAAGGTCGATGCCACGGACTTCAACACGCAGTGGGTGGACGCGGGTGGCGGCTCAGGCACGGTGACCTCGGTGGGTGTCACTTCCTCCGACCTCACCGTGGGTGGCTCGCCTGTCACCACCTCAGGCACGATCACCCTCGCCCTCAACACGGTCCCAGTTGCCAAGGGCGGCACGGGCTCAACGACCGCTCCTGCCGCTTTGACCGCCCTTGGTGCCTACCCGGCGACCAACCCGTCCGGCTTCACCGCCAACACGGGCACCGTGACCTCGGTCGAGGTCGGCTCTGTCAACGGGGCCCTCTCCATCAGCGGCACGCCCATCACCTCGGCGGGCATCATCTCCATCACGGCCAACACCTTCACGACCGTCCAACCAGGCGTGGTGCCTGGGTCGGGTGGAGGCACCACCAACTTCCTACGGGCCGACGGGACATGGGCTGCAACACCTGCTACACCTTTAACACCAGGCGGAGCCGACACCAACGTCCAGTTTAACAACGCAGGCGTCCTTGCCGGCGGGCCCAACTTCACCTTCAACTTTATCACCAATGGGCTCACCCTGGGCACAGGGTCCGGTGGGGTCACTCTTATACCCACCGGCATCGGCACGCTGAGCCTGAAGTCCTCACCGCTGGCTGCTAACCTCTATGAGTCCACCTTCATCGGCATGGACTGCGCCATCTCGCGGACCAGCGGGGACAACAACACCTACCTGGGCTGCGGCTCGGGCGCAAACGCCATCACGGGCAACGGGAGCACCGGGTTTGGGGCCTACACCCTCAACCAGACGACGGGAGCCGGCAACACGGCGGTCGGCGCAAGCGCCATGCGCCAGGCCGCCACTACTACCGACAGCACCGCCATTGGCAAGGGAGCCGGTCGCTCGCTAGGGGCGGTCTCAGGAGCGGTTGTCATCGGCTCCGACGACGCCGCAAACCTCCTGTCCAACGAGCTGGTCCTCACGGTAGGCACCGAGGCGTCGCCGGTGCGGAGGCTCCGCATCAACACCAGTGGGGCCTTCGGCATCGGGGGCACCGCCTACGGCACCAGCGGCCAGGTCCTGACCTCCGCCGGTACAGGTGGTCCGCCCACCTGGACTACCGTAGGTGGCTCAGGCACGGTGACGTCCGTTGCGGCTACCTCGGCCAACTCAGCCATCTCGGTGAGTGGCTCGCCTGTCACGACCAGCGGCACCCTTGCGCTGACCAGCAACGCCTTCACGTCCTCCACCCCAGGGCACGTGCCCGCATCGGGTGGTGGGACGACGACCTTCCTTAGGGCGGATGGGACGTTTGCTGCGCCAGCGGCAGCCGCTCCAACCGGCATCCCGCAGAACCTCCAGACCACCAGCTACACCTGTGTGCTGGGCGACGCAGGAAAGCACATCTACAACAACTCGGCCTCCGGGGTCACCTTCACCATCCCGTCAAATGCCTCGGTGGCCTACGGCATCGGCACCACGCTAACCTTCGTGAATAAGTTTGGAGGTGGCACGGTCACACTTGCCATTACCACCGACACGATGTACTTCGCGCCGTCAGGAGCGACAGGGTCGCGCACCATCAGCGCCCCCGCTCTGGTGACCGCCATCAAGGTCACCGCAACTACCTGGATCGTCTCAGGGTCAGGCATCACATGACCATCCCCGCTCTGCTCTTCACGCCAAGCCGGCCTAAGCCGTACCTGCTGCTGCGCGGCGATGTCAACAATGAGACCCTGACTGGCCATGAGATATACCGGCCTTGGGCAGCCCCTGTGACCTTTACCTCTGGTGCGACCGGGGGTTCAGGTGGTTCGCCCCGAACCACGCTAAGCCCACGGCTGCGATCGGCGGCGGTCTATCAGAACACCACTCCCTTCGTCTGCGGGTTCCCGCTGAATGGGCTTACCTGGGGTGCCAAGTTCACCGCCATCTCTCCCGCCCTCGCGGCGAGCCCCAACACCATCGCCTTCTCCCCGTCAGGGCGCACCATCATCTGCATGGTAGGCACCACCATCCACGCCCACCCCTGGTCGGAGACCACCGGCTTCGGAACCCGCCTAACCAACCCTGGGGTGACCCCACCTGGTTCTGCCGTTGCGTTCTCACCTGATGGTCGGGCTGTTGCCTTCGCGGGCGGAGGGACGGTCCACGTGTGGGCCTGGAGCGACGACACAGGCTTTGGTACTCAGTACGCGGCCCCCAGTGTGGCTCCATCAACCACCTCTATCAACGGGGTTGCCTTCTCCCATGACGGCATCTTTGTCGTAGGCAGCAACATGAACGGCTACCAGTGGAACAGCGAAACCGGCTTCGGCACCCGCTACGTGGCTACCACCAGCGCGGTTACGGCTGGCAGCGTGTCGGTACATCCTAACGGGAAGTGGGTCGCTCTGTACGTTTCAGACCTGAACTTCCTGAAGTACTACCCTTGGAACCCCGCCACTGGTTTTGGGACCGTCACCGCATCCAACATTGGGCCTAGCTCATCAACAGGTATCGACTTCAACTACGATGGCACCTACCTCGCGGTCTCTCAGAGCAATGGGTCCGTAAACATCATCAACACCGCCACCCTACCTACCGGGTTGTCCGTGGCTGGCACCGCTGGCAGCTCCGCAACCGGCTACCCGAGCTTCTCATGAAGATCATCTCTCGCTACCAGCCCACCTTGACCTACGCCTACCTGACGGGCGTCAAGGAGTGCGCCAACCTCTTCCTGCTTTCCCTCGAGGAGGCCCGTGCCCAGGTAGAGAAGCTCCCTGAGAATGAGGTCTTTCTAGCGCTCCTAAATATGATCGAGAACGACCTCAACAGCTACGACTTCGTGGAGTTTGAATGACCGCCAAGAGCATCGACAAGAAGGTTCAAAAGGGCTTCAAGAAGGTCGGCCAGAAGCTCGGCTCCGCCTTTGACCAGCACCGCCCCGATTCCTGGATCGTGCCGCTCCAGAACCGCGCCTTCCTCCGCTCCGTCCCGCTCGCCTACTCCCAGGACGAGCGCTTCACGAAGAACCCCGAGGACGTCCTCGACTACTTCACCCTCTACACGGGCTACAGCGACGTCAAGCAGGGCGACATCTTCTCCAACTCGGATCGCACCCTCGTGGTGATGGACACCATGGACATCCGCGGCCCAGTGGGCGTGGCGTGCGACTTCATGGCCGACGTCCTTCGTCCGATCTACTCGATGAACACGGACAAGAAGACGTCCTTCCAGGAGGTCGCCACCGCCGTGCCCTGCGCCTTCAAGACCGTTGGGGCCCTGCAGGACAACCCCAGCCAGGTCCCTTCGAAGATGACGGGCGGCCAGTCCCGCGTTGAGGCGTGGTTCTGGACCCCACCTGGGCTCGTGAAGCTGAACGACGTCCTCCAGGTCCAGGGAAACCGCTACCTGCTGCAGGAGGTCCTTACCTCTCGCTCCGGCACCAAGGTCCGTGGCATCAGCACGAGGCTTGGTCTGTGATCACCGTCAAGGTCACCACCGAGGAGATCTCCGCCCTCATCCGCAACCTCCAGCGGCCTCAGCCGCTGATGCAGCGGATCGCGGACCACCTGGTCGCCTCCACCCGTGCCCGCATCCGGACCACGAAGACGAGCCCAGACGGCACCCCTTGGCGGCCCTGGGCTCCAGCCACCGCGGATGCCCGAACCGCGGACGGCTCCGCCGTCTTTGGCCTGCTCTTTCGCACCGGCTTTCTCTACCAGTCCATCCAGGCGTCCGTTCAAGGGACGCAGGTCACCGTCTTCTCGGACGCTCCCTACGCCAAGCACCTCCAGCAGGGCACGACCCGCATGCCCGCGCGCCCCTTCCTCGGCATCTCGCAGGGCGACCAGGACGCCATCATGGGCTTCGTCGACCGATACATCCTAAGGACTAAATAGAGTGCTTATCACGCTGCTAAGACCGCACGTTCACAGCGGCACCCGCCATGAGGCCGGTGCCACGATTGATGTGGATAAGGCCACGTTTGACCAGCTGGTGGAGTACTACAACCGAATTCGTGAGGAGCAGTGGCAGCGCCTGGAGAAGGAGCGGCTGCTCATCGACACAGTGGAGGGCCGGGTATGATCAAGGACGTCACGTCCGACCTCGTGGAAAAGCTATCGACGGTCACCGCCTTAGGCGGGAGGGTGGCCGCCTCGCTAGGTGGGACAGAAGCTGACCCCACCCTGGCGCTGATTGAGGTGCCTGCTGCCTGGGTGGTGTTCATCGGTTCCGTGAACACCGCCGAAAGGGACCAGCGGTTCCAACTGATGCGCTTGAACTACTCGGTCGTGCTCGTTCTCGAGTACGGAGCAGGGGAGTCAGACTTCATTGATACCCAACTGAAACTAATTGATGACGCTTCTCAGGCGGTGAGAGGCACGAAGGTGGCAGGAGCAGACAACCTCGTCTGGAGCTTTGACGGTGCCAACTTGATCTCGGTAAATCCGGATCGGGTCGTCTACCAGCTCCAGTTCTCGGCGCTCCAGGCCTACTCTAAACAGCTTTCCTGAAGGAGCAACCAAATGGCAGATAAGTACTACGCCGTAGGCCAGGGTAAGGTCTACCTGGCCGTACGCGACGCGAACGGACCCGCGGCCCCCTTCCAGTGGATCGGGGACGCGGACAACTTCGCGGTCACGGGCACGGAAGAGAACCTCGAGTTTCGGGAGTCGTGGAGCGGCCTGCGGGTGAAGGTCATCGACCTGATCACCGCGACTGACCTCTCGGTCACGATGACGATTCGCAACATCGACGCGAAGAACCTGGCAACGGCCTTCTACGGCACGATGTCCACGGGCACGGGTGCCTCGGTGACCGGCGAGGCCCACTCGGCCTACGTTGGCTCACCGGTGTTCCTCGCCAACCCGGGGGTATCGGCGGTCGTGGCAACGAAGGGGGTAACGCCTCTCGTGGCCGGCACGGACTACACGCTTGACGCGAAGTACGGCCGCCTCGACATGATCCCGACCTCCACGGTCATCACAGGACCAGGGGCCAACGCCATCACGGTGAACTACACCTACGCCTCGTACGAGGGGAAGGTGGAGGCCCTCACCGCCGGTGCGCGCAACTACTCGATTCGCTTCGAGGGGTCGTCGGCCTACGACCAGCTACCAATGATCGCGACGCTCTACAACGTCCGCCTCTCCGTTCCGGCGAACCTCGAGTTCATCGGCACCGAGGTTGGAGCGCTGGAGCTCACCGGTGGCGTGCAGATCGCCAACGAGGTCACGGCGGTTGGCCTGTCGAAGTTCATGAGCATCATCCGCGGCTAACCAGGCCAAGGAGCACAGCTCACTAAATAGGGGGTGCCTACAGGGCACCCCTTTCTACATCCATACCCAAAGGAACCCCATGTCGGACCTGTCAGTTCTCTTTCCCAACCGAACCCTCGCCATCGGCGACTCGACCCTTGAGGTGCGGCCCTTCACGTTTGGGCAGCTTCCCAAGGTGCTGGCCAAGGCGCGCACCATCTACGGGGCCATCGCCCACCTGCTTGACGCAGGCTCCAACGAGGCGGCCATCGTCATCGAGATCATGGCGGTCGGGGGTGAGGACCTGCTTGAGCTGGTCTGCCTCTCCATTGGCAAGGACCGCGCCTTCTTCGACACCCTCCCAATGGATGAGGGCGTCATGGTGGTGGCCGCCTTCCTGGAGGTGAACCTCGGTTTTTTCGTCCAGCGGGTCCTGCCCCAGTTCAAGGACGCCATGGAGCGAGTACAGGCAGCGACTGGGGAGAGGTCGTCACCTACCTCCGCGGCTACGGATTCAACCTCGCTGAGATCGGTGCAATGACCCTTGACCAGCTTACCCTCTACACGCGCTACGCGCGGAAGCTGGGTAACCGCCGCCTGGCCGAGCTGACGCACGTGGCCGCGATGGGGGCGCGCGGTGAGGACAAGGCGCTGCGTGAGTTTATGAGGAGTCTGGAGGGATCATGATTCAAGAGTCGCTACGCATTCTCGCTGAGTTCAAGGACAACGCGTCCGCGGGCCTGAAGAAGGTCAAGGACGGGCTTACCGGGCTGGAGAAGCAGTCGAAGGCGCTCAACCCGCTGGCCAACTCCCAGGTCGACAAGAAGCTGAAGGACATCACTCGAGAGGCCCAGACCGCCGCGAAGGTGGGGGTCGGTGGCCTGACGACCGCCTTTGAGAAGCTGAAGGGCACAGTTGTTGGGGTTCTCTCAGGCGGGCAGCTCAACATCGGTGACGCGATCGTAAGTGGTGCAAGCAGCGCTTCCTCCGCTCTGACCAGCTTTGGGGCGGCGGCAACTGGCGCTGGTGCGGCGGTTGTTGCGGCAAGTAAGGCGACAACTGTGTCTCTCAAGGACACCGAGGCCGTTCTTGCCACGCTCACCAAGCGCTACGAACAGCTAGGTAAGATCAAGACCCCGTTCAAGCCAACTGATGTCGCGGGTGGGTTGAAGGCGTTTGATTCGGCCAAGCTTGATTCTAAGAAGCCTGATGACACCCTGTTTAACGCAGGTGCTAGAGAGGCGTACAAGTACGCTAGGGCTCTAGGGTTTGCCAGCTTGCAGGCTGGAGAATTTAGAAACACGGTTACAAGTCTGGCGAGTGCTGCTCAGCAGACAGCCACCCCGCTCGGTATCCTCAAGACACTGCTTCACACCATATTTGTCGGCAATGTCACAGGTGCAGAGAGATCCGCAAATACGCTGGCGCTGCGCGCGATCGGTTCAGCTGCGCTAACCGCTACCGCTGCGGTAGCTGCTCTCGGTACGGTGGTTGCTGGCGTTGCGGGGGCCATCGGCCTCTCGCTCAACGCAGCCGCGGACGACGCAGCGGAGCTCGCTGACAAGCTGGGCATCACCGTTGACCGCCTCGAGGCCCTCAAGCTGATCGCCAACGAGACGGGCACCTCGGTTGAGGCCCTGCAGAAGACCTACGATCGACTTGCCAAGGTCCTTGACAAGACAGATGAGGAATCGGACAAGGCGGCGGTCTCGCTCGCCAACCTCGGGCTCTCCTTCGAGGACATCAAGAAGCTCAAGCCAGAGCAGTCGGCCGCGCTCATCCTCCAGCGCTACGAGGACCTCGGCCGCACCTCCGAGGCCACCGCGGCCGCGCAGGTGCTGCTTGGACAGGGCTTCCGCGAGTCCAGCATCGGCATCAAGCAGGCCGCCACTGAGTTCGACAAGTACGCGGACCGCGTCAAGGAGTTCGGTGCGGGTGAGTCGAAGCTGCTTGCGGCTCAAGGGGCCGAGCAGGAGGTGGCGGTCAACAACCTCGCGCTCTCCTTCAAGGGCCTCGGCATCCAGATCGCCGAGAACATCGGGCCCACCATCAGCCGCCTGGTACAGTCCTTCGCGGACCTCGTCAACCTCCTTCGCCAGACGAAGGTCGTTGGTATGATCGTCAACGGGGTCTTCAGCGTTCTCAACCTCGTCTTCAATGACTTCGGTCGCCTGCTTGGTGGCATCGCGGCCACCTTGGTCGCCTTCTTCTCAGGTGAGTTCAGGCAGTCGTTTGAGATCGCCAAGGCGACCGTTGCTGATGCAACCGCGGCGGTCAAGAACTTTGGTGACCGCTCCAAGGACAGCGCCGCGCAGGCGGTGGCGGCCGCTGAGGCAACCACCAAGGCCGATGAGGCGGCCGCTGAGGCCCGTAAGAAGGCAGCTGAGGCGGAGGCCAAGCGGCTAAAGGCACTGGCCGCCGCCAAGAAGGCCGCTGAGGAGCAGCTGAAGCTCTTCAACGACGCCAAGTCAGGGCTTGAGCAGCAGCTTGGGCTGCTGGGTAAGGAGACGCAGCTCGAGAAGACCCTCTGGGACATCCAGAGCGGCCGCTACCGGACGCTCAACGATGGACAGAAGGCGGAGCTCGCTGGGCTGGCCGCCAAGATCGACCTCAAGAACAAGGAGCTCGAGAACGCCCAGAAGCTGAAGGACCTGCAGGGCGGGCTTGATGAGCAGAAGGTAGAGGTCTCGCTGGCCGAGGAGGAGGTCAGGTTCGCCGCCCTCACAAGTGAGGAGCGGGAGAAGCAGGTCTTCCTCATGCGCGAGCTCAATCGCCTGCGCGTTGAAGGTGCGGGTCAGTCGCAGCAGGACCAAGAGGACCTTCACCTTCAGGTGAAGGTCCTCGCCAACAAGCGTCTCGCTCTCAAGCAGGCGCAGGCAGACGCAGCGGTCATCTCAGGGCTCATCGACAACTCCGAGGCCGCCATCACCGCCTCGGTCCAGCGCAACATCCAGATCGCGGCAGGCCTGCTCGAGCAGCGCAAGATCAGCGAGCAGGACTACGTCCGCTTCGTGCAGGACCAGGTCAAGCGCATCACCGACCTCAACAAGGAGGCGGCCGAGGAGGTCACCGCCTTCTGGACGGAAGCCGCCCGTGGCATCCAGCAGGCGCTCTCCACCTTCCTCTTCGACTTCATGCAGGGCAAGCTGGGCGACCTCGCTGGCTCCTTCAAGAAGGTCATTGATCAGATGGTCGCGAACGCCCTCGCGGCCCGCCTGGGTGAGGCCCTCTTCGGCAAGGGCTTTGAGAAGGGCGGAAACCTCGGTGGCCTGGCAGGTCAGGGCCTGGCTGCCCTGTCCGGTCTCTTCGGTGGAGGTCGCGCCAACGGGGGCCCTGTGGAACCCGGTCGAGCCTACATGGTCGGTGAGCGTGGTCCCGAGCTCCGCACCTTCTCAAAGGCAGGCAGCATCATCCCGACGGAGGCCCTCATGGGTGGAGCAGGTTCGATGGTCACGGTCAACATCTCAGCGGTCGACTCGAAGTCCTTCCTCCAGCAGATCGACTCGGTCAAGCGGGAGCTTACTGAGGCGGTCATTACCTCGCAGCGCCGCTACAACCTAAGGAGCGCGTGATGGCCTTCATCGACCAGTTTCTTCCGATGCCTCGGCTCATCCACGGCCTGGAGAAGGAGCTCCTTCTTCCGACCACGGTCGTGGGCAACGGGACCACGGAGTACCGCATCAACAAGGTCGCCAACCCGCGTAGGCGCTGGCGCTACCCCGCTCGCCTTGTGCCCTACGCCGACCTCGTGACCCTCGTCACCTTCTACCAGACCGTCGCCCTTGGCTCCTTGAACTCCTTCAAGTTCCGGGACCCCGACACGGACGTCATCCACCGGGTGCGCTTCGACCAGCTGTCGATCCAGTGGACGATGGACGCCCTCACCATGTCCAACAGGTCCGCCGGCAACACGCAGGGGGACATCACCCTGGTGGAGGTCATCGAGTGAAGACCATCTCGCCTGCGCTCAAGGCGGAGCTCGACTCAGGCACGCCCCGCATCTGTCGGCTGCTGAAGCTGACGACCAAGGGAAACGTCACCTACGGCTGGACCGATCACGACACCACCCTCACGGTCGATGGGACCCCCTATGAGCCCGCCCCTGGGCTTTCCTCGCTGCGCTACACCGCCACCTCGGACGCCTCGGTCTCCACGCAGGAGCTGGGTGCGGCGGTGGTCGATGTGCCGGGTGAGGACCTCGCAGGTGGGGTGTTTGACGAGGCCCTCGTTGAGGCCGCCTGGGCCTCGTGGTCCAATCCCGCAGCGGGTAGGCTGATCGTCTTTACCGGGCAGGTGGGCTCCATCGCCTGGTCTCAAGACGGGTTTCGAGTTGAGCTGACCAGCTACCTCAAGCAGCTCGAGAAGCAGATCGGGCACACCTACACCGCCTCCTGCCGCCACGAGCTGTACGGCCAACCAGGACCAGGCAAGGTCGGGGCCTGCAAGGTGGACCCCTCTGCCTTCACCTTCACCGGCTCGGTCGGGGTGGTCACGGTTTCCAAGTGGAAGTTCTCCATCGCTGGTCCAGCCGCGGGCCAGCCGACCACGACCTTCACCAACGGGGTGATCACGTTCACCTCAGGGCTCAACAACGGGCTGAGCACGATCGTGAAGCGACACGAGGCCGGCTCCATCGAGCTGTTCCTACCTACTGCCTTTACCATCTCACCTGGTAACACCTTCACCGTGAAGGCCGGCTGCGACAAGACGCTCGAGACCTGCCGCACGAAGTTCAACAACGTCGCCAACTACGGTGGCTTTCCCCACCTCAATACGGATGTCACGTTCCGCTGAGATCATCCAGGCCGCCCTCTCGTGGGTCGGCACGCCCTACCACCACCAGGCCCGCGTGAAGGGCGTGGGGGTGGACTGCGCGCAGCTGATCGCGGGCATCGCGGAGGACGTGGGCATCATCGAGCCAGGCACCCACATTCCCTTCGACTACTCACGGGAGTGGCACCTCCACTCCAGAGAGAGCCTGCTCGTGCGCAACCTGGAGCACTTCGGGTGTGTAAAGAAGGACAAGGCGGAGCCAGGGGACATCCTCTGCTTTCAGTACGGGCGCTGCATCAGCCACCTGGGCATCCTCGTCCCGGGCAACCGCGTCGTCCATGCCGCCACCTACCTGGGGAAGGTGGTCCTAAATACCCTCGGTGAGGAGCTCCTCAGGCGGCACCGTCAAACCTACTCATACCCATGAACGACATCAAAGACATCAACTACGTCCACTACGAGTACCCAACTACCGACATCGTCCTTGCAGCTGCTCTTAAGCTCAACGGTGCCCGCCTGCAGCGCATCGAACTGGTGGACGGCAGGCGCGGCATCTTCTACTTCGGGGAGACGGCCCAGTCCTTCCTCGACGCGTTCAACACCGGACAGGTGATGGTGGAGGCGGTGGCGTTTCACGCCGAGATCCGAGCCCTCACCACCGCCATCTCACGCATGAAGGGTAGGCAGTGACGCAGCTGATCATCCCCGCCGCGGCCGCGTTTGGCGGCTTCATGATCGGTGGTCCCACTGGGGCCCAGGTCGGCTGGGTCGTGGGGTCCGCCTTCGCGGCCTCTCGTCAGGAGATTCGCCAGGACCAGGTCGGGGACCTTCGCGTTCAGGCTGCCTCGTATGGGGTGCCCATCGTCCAGGTGGTCGGTCGCCAGCGGGTGGCCGGCAACATCATCTGGGCCAGCGAGAAGAAGCCCTACGAGATCAAGAGCCGCACCGGCAAGGGAGGCCCTACCTCCATCACGACCGGCTACCGGCTGGACTGCCTCATCGGCATCTGCGCGGGTCCCATCACGGGCATCAGCAAGGTGTGGGCGGACGGTGACCTCATCGTGGATAGCTCCACCGAGGAGAAGCCGCTGATCGGCATCCTCTACCTTGGAACGGACACGCAGCCCGCGGACCCAACCTACCAGGCGGCCGTGGGGGTGGACAACGCGCCCGCCTACCGCGGGCTGGCCTACATCGCGCTCACCGACTTCGACCTTGGGGTCCAAGGACGGGTGCCCAACTTCTCCTTTGAGGTGCTTAGGGGGTACTCGCTGTGAGCTGGATCTTCGACAAGGTCTACCGCAGCCTCGGGACGGAGCTGACCGTGCCAGGGCTTTCGACCGCTCTCTCCACGCCCAACCAGGTGCTGTACGACGGGCGCTACATGTGGGTGTCCAACGGGACAAACGGACTCTATGTCTATGAGCTATGGGGAGCGACCACCAACCACGAGCCTGCCTGGGACCAGCTTGACCTGCTGACCTACCCGCGCTACGACTCAGGAATCAACCGCAAGCCGAGGCTCGTCACGGTCATCAAGCTGACCGCAACGGCGATCCAACGCGTCACCTGTGAGCCTTCGCTCAAGGAGGAGGGCTCCACCGAGCACACGCTCGCCTCAGGTGAGAAGGCGTGGTACAAGAGCACAGCCCGAACCGGCAGCGCGCTGAACGCCTACTGGCTGGCGCAGCTTGGCGAGCGACTGTACGTGACCAACGGCTCCAGCTTCAGCGAGATCTACGAGTTCAATGTGCAGACACAGAACTTCACGGGCACCCCTGTCGCCAACGTGGCGGAGACCTTTGATGGCAGCCCTCGCGCCATGAGGAGCAACCTCTGCGCCTCTGGTGCCCGCCTTTGGTTTGTGGGTGGCTACACGGACACGACAGACAAGCAGGACCCGATTCGCCAGCGCTTCTACGCCTACGACCCAGTTGCCTCAATCAAGACCATCTACGACATGACGCAGCGCCCCACTGTGGATGCGATTACCCAGATCGCGGATGGGAAAAACGGCTCCGTCTACCTTACGCTCTACAACGACGTAGGTGTGCTGAAGGTGAACAACCTTACAGGAGCGCAGACCTATGTGCGCTTCAACGCGGCACCTACCGCCATCTGCTCGGATGAAAGTCGCCGTATCTGGGTCAACAGCTTCGCCGGAATGCAGACGCTCATCGACTGGGACGACAGCCAGGTGCACAACGACTGGGGCACCGAGCTGACAGCGCGTTGGTTTCAAGTGCAGCCCGACAACGGAAACCTACTGTGGTTCATCCGCAATGACAACATGTTCGTGCGCTACGACCTTAACACGAAGCAGCAGTATGAGCTTGGCACCACAGAGGACTGGCACTTCAACGACGCGCTGCTGGCGGGGCTGAAGACCGGAACGCTCACCTATGAACAGCACTACCAGAAGGAGGACGGAACTGATGTCACCGTCAAGCCCTACTTCTGGGGGATCAACGCCAACGCCCTTGTCGGCTTTCGCCTCGATCGCTACCTCAGGCGGCCTGCCTACATGAAGCTTACCGGCAATGCGGCGGTCAGCTCCGGTCCTGAGTTCTACTTCGGAGACTGAGCATGAGCTACTGCGCCCGCAACTCCAACACAACGAAGACCGCCTATGGCACGCCCGCCACCAAGACGGTAAACCCACCGCCAACGCGCACTGAGTCCTGCACACCTTCGCAGTCAACAGTGATAAGCGGTGGTGGCTCCAACACCGAGACAGAGGTTTCTGTTCCAGGACCAGCCGGACCTCCTGGACCAGCCGGACCACCAGGTAAGGACGGTTGGGGCTTCATCTGGAAGGGGCAGTTCACCCTCAACGTGGAGTACAAGAAGCAGCAGGACTCCAACCCGCTGGCGGACGTGGTCGAGTACGCGGGCTCCTCGTGGATCGCAGTTGAGGACAACACCTCCACCGACCAGGACAACCCTGAGCATGAGCCAGGTAACTCGCCCTCTTGGCAGCTGGTTGCCCAGAAGGGAGTGGACGGGGCAGGCAGCAGTGACGGCTCCATCGGCCTGCCTGGCTTTGACTTCTTCAACTGGGGCGACGTCCTCAACTGGTTCAAGAACGCCTCCATAACCGACCTCATTACCGCGGGCATCATAACTGCAGGCGTGATCTGGGCAGGAGCCGAGATCATCGACGCCATCACGGACGACGGAGAGGGCGATGGTCAGGCGGACACCCGCTACGATGGCACACCAGGCACCATCTACACCAGCTACACGGCCCCCAACCTCCGTCAGGTGGTGGCCGCCCTCTGCGACCAGGCGCTGATCGCCTCGGACGTGACCGCCCTGCCGACAACTCCCTGCGAGTTCATCATCGGGGCCAACACCTCCACCCGCGCCATCCTCGAGCAGCTCTCCCTCGTCCATGACTTCGACATGGTCGACACGGGCACGGTGCTCAAGTTCGTGCCGCGCAAGGTGGTAGTTGACCGCGTCCTCACCCTCGAGGACCTCGGCTTCAGCAACCCAGGCGAGCTGCAGTCGCGCTACGCGGCGCAGCGGCTGCAGGGAACGGACCTCCCACGGACCGTCACGTTCAACTACTCCGCCTTCGACATCGACTACAACACCTTCAGCCAGCGGGCGGAGCTGTTCCCCTACTCACAGGGGCAGGACGTCACGATCAGCGTGCCGTTCGTGCTGGACCACGAGCAGGCGCGCAACGCGGCCGAGACCACCCTCGTCAGCTCCCACCTCGAGCGCCAGTCCTACACCTTCGTGGTCAACTACCGCCACGCGGACCTGGAGCCAGGCGACGTGCTTGACACCCCGCTCGGCCTGCTGAAGGTCACTCGTGTCGATGAGAAGGAGGAGGGCCTCCTTGAGCTGACCGCGGTTGAGACCGGTGGTGGAGCCGCGGTGACCGCCTTCGCGGGCTCGCGCATGCCCGTGCAGCGCCCACCTGCCAGCACCAACGTGCCTACCTCGATCGGCTACTCAGGAGCCCTCTTCGTTGACGTGCCGGTGCTGAGCGTGGGCGACCAGGGCGTCCGCCTCTACGCGGCCCTCCATGGCTTCAACCGACCCGGCTGGCCTGGAGCTCAGCTCTACTCGTCCGACAACGGAGGCGTCTCCTATGACCTCGTAGGCACCGCCTACCAAGAGAGCACCTTCGGTCTCGTGGCTGCAGCTACTCCAGCGGCCGACTGGCACGTGTGGGACGACACCACCCAGATCTCAGTCACCCTCAAGACGGGCACCCTCTCCTCGGTCACGGAGTTTGACGTCCTCTCAGGTAAGAACTGGGCGATGGTAGGGCGGGAGCTGATCGGCTTCAAGAACGCCGTCCTCACCGGGCCTATGACCTACACGCTGTCACGGTTGATCCGAGGCAGGCAGGGCACCGAGCCCAACGTAGGCACCCACGTGGCCGATGAGCTGTTCCTCCTGGTCGATGCCGCCCCGCTGCGGATCACCATGAACGCGGCCGACCGGCAGAAGGTCAAGAAGTACAAGGTCGTCACCATCGGCTCCTCGCTGGACAAGGTCGACCCAGTTGACGTGGCCGTCGTCTCCTTCAACACCGTCCCCTGGACGGTCGCCAACGCGAAGGCCCTCAAGGTCGGAGCCGACTACCAGTTCTCCTGGGACGAGCGCAACCGCTTCGACAACGACCTCCAGGACTACACCGCCTCCCCACGCGACCCTGACTGGGGCGGCTTCTCGGTGGTCGTGTATGATACCAACGGAACGACCGTGAAGAAGTCCTACATGACGACCTCGGAGACCTTCACCTACACGAGCGCGATGCAGACCACCGACTTCGGGGCTCCACGGCCTACCATCAAGGTGGACATCGTGCAGTACTCCCAGGTCTGGGGTCCTGGCATCCCAGTTACCCTCAACGCCTAAATAGGCTGTCTCTACAAGGAGCGATACCCAAATGGCCACGACACCCAACCTTGGCCTCACCCAGCTGGAGGTGGGGCAGTCCGAGAAGGAAGTCACCATCAACACCAACAACGCGATCTTGGACTCCAAGAGCGCGCGCGTGCTGGCGGACGCGGCCTCCGACCCCGTGACCACTGGGATGGCTCCAGGCACGACCTACTACAACACCGCCCTCAGCAAGGTAAAGTGGCTTCGGCCCAACCTTACGTGGGTCACGCTGAACTGACATGGCACAGGCAACCAACACCACCGAAGGCGAGATCGTTCTTGCGGGCGACCTGACTGGGGACGCGAATGCACCCGCGCTGAGGGCGAGTGGGGTTGTTCCTGGAAGCTACCAGTTCATCCATCGCGTGAGCGCGGACAGCAAGGGCCGCCTCACCAGCATCGGTGCCACCACGGTTGAGCAACTGATCGCTCTCATCCCAGATGCTACCACTACCTCGCGTGGGGTGGTCTCCATTGGGCAGAACTTCGCGGTGTCGAGTGGGCTGATCAGCCTTCCAACGGCTACCACCTCGGTTAGAGGGCTGTTTAGCATCGATGGAAGCACACTTACGGTAAGTGGCAGCGAGGTCTCAGCTGGTGGTCTCTATTTCCAGGATGCAAGCACCACTGTCAAGGGGCGTGTGCAGGTAGACCCTGTCGGTCTTGTTGTACAAAATGGGCTGCTGTGGCGGTTTATCGATGCGACCTACACCAACAAGGGCATCGTTCAGATCGGTAACGGCTTCATCCTCATCACTGGTAGACTGAATATCCAAGAAAACTACCTAATAGCGACTTCATCATCTCTTGGTCTTGCTGCCTTTGGACCATCGTTTAACATCACTGACGGTGTTGTTTCTATTCCGTTTGCCACAAATGCTGAGCATGGAATTACTAAGGCAGGTTCGCACCTCTCGATCACCGGTGGTAACCTGGTAGCTGATGTCATCACTCCTACCACACCAGGCATCTTCAAGATAGGCACCAACCTAAGCATGGACGGTGATACATTCAATGGTCTGCCACCTGATGCAACAATGAACAGCAAGGGGATAGTTAGTGTAGGGTCAGGGCTTGTTGTAACTAATGGAATAGTAAGCGTTGATGATCACCCAATTGCGTCCACATCAGCAATAGGGGTTGTCCAGATCGCTGCTGGTGATCCATATCTCACAATTTCAGGTGGGGTGGTTTCGATGAGCGTTCCAGACGCCACTGCTGTAACTAAGGGGCTTGTTAGTATTGCTGCTAACAGTGGGCTAGATTCAATAGGCGGGTCACTCAGCATACAACTTGCTACTCCTTCACTAAAGGGAATTGTCCGGCCTGGAAATAATTTTTCTCTTTCTGGTACTTCTATCAATGCTACGGTGCCTGATGCTTCACCAAGTGTAATAGGTGTTGTGCAGCTAACGGCTGGGCAGATCAGTGTAGATGCCAATGCTATTATCGGTTTAGTGCCTGCTACAAATTCAACTCTTGGAGCTGTTCAACCTGCATCTGTTGATTTCTCTATTTCTAATGGACAACTGTCAATTGCAAATGGGGCTGCATTAAACAGGGCTAATGTTTACACGGCGGCACAAGTAACTCAGTCAAGTGTTGCTGCCTATAGTGCCACATTTGTTCCTAATTTTTCAGTTAACACCTGTGAAATTACACTTGCTGGAAATATCTTGATTCAGGCACCAACTGGTGTGGTTGCTGGAGGGGTTTACTTGCTTCTGATTCGAACAGATACAGGGGCACGTTCTATTACATTTAGTAGCGAGTACAAATTTAATAAGACACTTGCATGGAGTTCTACACCAAATGCAATTGATGTGCTTCAATTTATTTGTGTCACTCCTACAATATTATTGTGCTCACAGGCTCCAGGTTTCTAAAGGAACACCGAAATGACACAGGCAACCAACACCACCCTCGGTGAGATTCGACTAGCAGGCGACCTGGCAGGTGGCAACGACGCGCTTCTCCCGACCCTCACCACGGTAAACGCCACCCCCGGAACCTTCACGGTTCCAGTGCTCACCGTTGATACGAAGGGCCGTATCACGGCGATCGCGAACGGAACTCCACCTAACCTAGGTGCTCTCATTCCTGATGCCAGCACGACCACCAAGGGCGTGGTGCGGATCGGCACGAATGTAAGCATCACGGACACGACCACGAAGGCCTATCACCAGGTGAACTTCAACGGGACGCTTACTGGAGCATCTCCAACCGGGTTTACCTCAGACGATGCAATCTACACGTTTACGCTGATCCGCGACACGGTCAGCATGCCGGTTTCCGTGACAGGAAGCTCGGCTCAAACGATAACGCAGCTGATCACGCAGGTGAACGCCGACATCGCCCCAGCTGCAATGACGCTGGAGAGCGGCAACCTGCGCATCTCGTCTGGCACATCAGGGGTAGCTGGGTCTATCTCGATTACCGCTGACGACCTGTTCGAGTTCGTGGATGGGTTCGTTAGCTTCGATGTAGCAGTTCCTGGAATGGGGGACGCGGCCATTTATGTGCCCAACGTCTCAACTGGGGTGCTGGGCATCGCGTCCTTCAACACCACGCAGTTCAACGTAAGCAGCGGGGCTGTCTCATTGAAGCCGCTTCCTGATGCCACCTACACCACCAAGGGCGTGGTGCAGATCCAGAGCGGCGGTGGTATCGCAGTCACAAATGGAATCATCTCAACAACTGCTATTCCAGACGCCAGCACCACAGTTAAGGGCATCGTCCAGATCAGTGACAATTCAGGCATTGACGTAACCGCTGGAGTTATTTCGCTACGGACAGCAACAAATGCAGTGAAGGGGGTTGTCCAGATCGGAGCCAACCTCTCGGTTACTGGAGGAGTCGTAACTACATCCTTTGGAAACGCAACAAATGTTGCGTATGGATTGGTACGCATTGGCAACAACATTAACGTTGCAGATGGCGAGATCAGTATTCCACTCGCATCTGCATCTGTTGCTGGTGTAGCGAAGGTAGGTGATGGGTTGATTTTAACTGGAGACACAATTAGTGCTCTCCCAGTTCCTGATGCTACTCTAAGCACTAAAGGAATTATTCAGGTAGGCAGCGGTCTTACTGTAAACACAGGCGTGCTAAGCGTGGCATTTCCGACAGCATCTACTTCACAGCTTGGTATTGTTCAAATTGCTACACCGACATTACTGTCAATCAATGGTAGTGGCTTGTTGTCAAGTGCTGTGCCTAATGCAAGTACAAGTATAAAAGGTATTGTCAATGTTCCAGCTGGAAGTAACATTACAGTGTCAAATGGAGCTCTTTCACTATCAGGAATTCCAAATGCCACAGATGTAACTCCAGGGCTTGTGACAATAGGAAGTGGTATTTCAGTATCTGATGGTGTTATCTCTATTTCATTGCCTAATGCAACAACAACATCTAAGGGTGCGGTTCAGATTGATAATACTAAGGGGCTTGCCGTCACCGCAGGTGTTCTCAGCACAGCACCAGCAACCAATAGCACCATGGGTGTGGTCACAACTGCTGATCCAGGAGTAATCACAATATCTAATGGAGTTATGTCATTAGGCACACAAGTTGTGAGGTTAAATGTTCAAAATACATTTACTGCAGCTCAAGTTGTGGCTTTGGTTTCACCGAGTTTCTCAGCGTCGATTACTCCAAATTTCGCTCTCAGCAATGTTTTCTTTTATACAGCGACAAGCAACTTCACGTTGAATGCACCAACGAATGTTGTAGCTGGTGGAACCTACATAGTTATCATTAGACAGGATTCAGTAGGTGGTAGAGCGTGTGTTTTTAATTCTGCATACAAGTTTGGGACCGGTGCGATAACTTCATTAAGTGTGATCGAAAATACCTATGATGTCATAAGTATTGTTGCTCAATCACCTAGTGTGTTGTTGTGCACCACACAGATAGGGTACCGTTAAATGTTTTCATTTCGCCCTCACGCCAGAAGTGCTATGGCTCTGAATAGTGGCACACCATACATGTACATTATAGGTGGTACTGTAAGTCCTTCGAATAGGTCAATTAGATTTGATAATACTTTGTTCGTAACATTGGCAGATATACCATATTTCCACAAATATAATGTGTGCGCTTCTCTAGATACCGGCATTTTCTTTCAAACTGAAGCTGCTACGGCATTGGTAAAATTCGATGGCGTTAGCACTTATACAGTTGCTGGTAATTTTGCTACAAGCGCATATACAGCTTCTGCGAGAAATGGTTTAGTAATTTTGGCACTGTACATATCGAGCGTTAAGTCATTCGATGGTACCACTTTCGCTACTCTACCAGGGATGTTTTACGGGACATACAATGCCTCTGCTTCTACAGTTGGATTAAAAACATATATTTTTGGTGGAGATACTAGTGGTACCGCAGGTGATGAATCTGACATTATTCAGTGGCACGATGGAAGCACATCTGGTCAATCTACTGTGCTTCCATACAAATTGGTATCATCAACTACATCAGTGATAGGTAGTGACGTATTCATATTTGGAGGAAATAATACTACTGAAGGGGCTTACGCATCCATTTTAGTGTTCAACGGTCCGTCTCAAACAGTTACTGCTACTGGCATATCATTGTTTAATGTTCTCTATGGA